TTCCGATCTTGACCACGCTGAGGCTCGCGGCCAAGGCGCTTGGCCGAGACCCCTACACGCACAGGGCCAAGCCCACGCACCGGGTCCACGACTGCCTGGACAGGGACATCGCGGAATACCGGCACTACCTCACCCTCATGAACCCCAAGGAGACCGTATGAGCCAGAGATGTACTCCACGCGGGCCCGGCTGCTACTACCGTTGCCCGATTTGCGGGCAATGGTGGCGCTACGACCCGCGAACCGAATTCTGGGATCCGATAAACACGCTCGGAATGTTCTTCTCGCACCACTCAGTGTGGAGGCAGGAACGCCAACACAGAAAGGCAAATCATGGCCGAACCGATTGACCTCACCCAACAGGCATTGACGGCGCTCGCCGACGCGGGACTGGGCAACGAGTCGGCGGCCGAATCGTTCGTCATCGGATATCAGGCGGGCTATGACGCAGCGCTCACTCTGGCCATCAGCATAGAAACCCATCTCAACTCGAATGAGCCGACAGACGAAGAAATCGAGACCTGCGCCCGAGGATTCTTCGAGGGAACACCCGGCATCACCAACTGGGACGCAGTCAGCGAGCACTCAAAACAAGCATGGCTGCACGCGGCCAAGAAAGCGCTCGCCGCCGTCAACACGATGAAAACCGAGGAGGAATCATGAGCATCATCAGCAAGGAAGCGTGCTTCCGCTACCCCAACTGCACGGTGGACGACGTGCACGACACGTTGGCCCAGGTCTACACCAGTGACGACTTGCAGGAGGCGTACATGACCGGTGCGGAACGGGAGCCCACCGGCTTGGAGGTGGAAGCCGCCGCCGAACAGCTCTACTACTCGGACTGCAACAGTTCCGGCCTGCTCCTCGACTCAGACTGGAACAGACTACCGGACGGCAACAAAGCCATCTACCGCAACCGGGTGCGCACAATCATCACAACAATCCAGAAAAAAGGAACAGCAGAATGAACGAGAACACGAACCTCACCGACATCATCAGCGCGGCGCTCGCCGCCGGATGCCAGATCAGCGTGACCATCACTCCCAAAGACTTCTACAACGAATCACAGGAGCCGGAGGAATGAACGTGAGCGAAAGCATCGACTGGCGGCATTCCACGCCGGGAGAGCTTGACCTGCACCGGTTCATCGGACTCACGAGGAGAGGCCAAACACTGGACGGCTATCTCTCCTGCTTCACACAGAACGGCCGGTGGACACTCACCGACGCCGACAATCTCGCCACCGTCATCAAACCGGACGCCAACGGAAACCCAACACTCAACACCGAACTCTTCCGCTCCATCAACGTACTCAAGGAAATAAGACCATGCAAAAAACTACATTAGTCCACCACAGAACTACATTAACCACCACCGGTTTTTACATTAGCGCGCTCGCCGGAGGCACCCGATGAGGCGCGGAAACTGGTCGGTGGAATCCACCATCGGACTCCTGTTCACCATCATCATCGCGATACTGGCGCTCGCCATCGTATCCGCCATCGGCCTGGCCGCGTACGCCGCGATGGACACCGGTCCCAGCCAGCGTATCGTGCAGCAGGTGGAGACCACGGGCGATGTTCGCCGCCTGTGCATCGAGGCTCGAACCGGCGAGCGCGTCGATGCCATGTCATGCGATTTGATTGATCCGCATGCGGGAGGTGTTGCGAAGTGACGAGTTAGGCGATACGCGACAAGGTGCTCGCATGGCATGGGCGCGGCTACGGCGCGACGGATACGGCCCGTCAATTGGGCCTGCCGTTGGAGGAGGTGCGCGCGATCATCCGCGAGGGTGACGGTCGGCCGAAACCGCCATGCAAGGTCGAGTTCATTGAACCGCCGCTGTTCGAGGAATGAACTGAAATACCAGATAAAAAAACGAAACCCTCCACACGAGGCGGAGGGCATGTCAGCAAGCAACCAGTTTAGCCGATGTGGAGGGATTTCGTGAACTGTCAGAACTGCAAGACGATGACCGAAGAGGGGTATTCAGTGTGCGCGACGTGCGAGCTGCGCTTCGCCGGCACGCTCCTGCGCTTGGCGCGTGATGTCACGCCATTGCATGACAGCCTCGACGCGACATTGCATCCGGGAGGGCATTCGCCCGTGCGCATCCAGACGGCCACTCCCCCGACGCCGATACGCTTGGACGTGCTCGACCTGATTGACATGCTCGACGCGACGGCCCGTGAACTATGGCGTTGCCTCGACGGCATCGATGCCTTGGACTGGCGCAAAGACAAACGCAACGAGGATCTGAAGGCCACGCTCATCGCATGCGCCGGTCATGCACGCCTTGCCACGTTCGCGGACGCGGGCTTCTACATGCACGTCGTTGACGGCATCGCCCGCAAAGTCGATGCTGCGCTGGACCCGCCGGAGCAACGCCGCGAAATCGGCACCTGCGAACTATGCGAGACCATGCTCACCGCTGGGGCAGCAGACCAGTGGGTGACATGCCCGGTCTGCGGGAGGGAACAGCGAGCGCAGACGGTCAAACTGCGTAGGCTCAAGACGTTGTGTTGGGATGATTCCAGGCGCGGGTCTGCGGCGGAGATAGCCAAGGCGTTCACCGACGCGGGAATCACCGTGCGCAGGGGCACGCTCAACGTGTGGGTCAACCGGGGCAAGCTGTGCAACGGCCCTCAGGGCATCGCCTACTGCGACGTGTACCGGCTCGTGGTCGGAGGTGCAGCTTGACAAAATCTCGACTGTAACCGATGATTGCAGTGGCAGAAGTGTCGAAAAACCCAGCTCACGTGGCTGGGTTTTCGCGTATCTGACCGCATTGCATGGGGCGAGAGTACTCCGCCGGCACGTCCAAAGCGCCGGTGATGTTCGCCCCGCCACTCTTTTCATTTGATTGTGAGGCGATGACGCCATGACAATGCCAGGCATGCCGACCATCAGCCTGCAGATCACGTGCAAGGGGAACGCCCTCGCCGCCATCGACGCCCTCCCGGTGCCCGTGAGCGTCACCCCGGCCGGGCATATTGTGGTCGACCCCCTCGAACCCGTCATGCGCCGGGCCGTGCAGGCGTTCGCGGACGCCTGGCAGCAGTCGTGCGACAAGGCCGGGTCATGAGCGGCCACCGTGGCAACACCCGTCATGCCAATGGCTGGCGACGCCAGCAGGTCGCGGCCCGCGTGCTGGCGGCCTACGACACATGCCACCTGTGCGGCAGGCCCGTGGACAAATCATTGCCGCCGGGATTGCCGGGCTCGCCCGAGGTAGACGAGATCATCCCGGTCAGCAAAGGCGGCTCGCCCTACCTGTTCTCCAACTGCCGGCTCGCGCACCGCTGGTGCAACCGCATCCGCTCCAACCACAGCGTCGCGTGGGCGCGCGAACACATCAAACAAACATTCGAACAGGGGTACACGGCCGACCTGAAGGCCACCTCGATGCCGTTGACCACGAGCGGCGACTGGTGACGTGGGGAGGAGACCCGTCCGGCCCGGTCGAAGCCCCCTCGGGCGCAGGGCCGATATCTCCCCGGCATGTCAAAACGTAACGCCTTGGACGGCCGTTACGTTATCCCGTTACGTTTTTTTGGAGGTGAGCGCGGTGATCTGCGAGGAATGCGGCCAGCCGTTCGCCCCGTCCGGCCGTGGAAAGAAAGCGAAGTACTGTTCGGCCAAATGCAAGCAGCGCGCCTACCGCAGGGCCAAGCGCATGAGCCGCGTCACCACTCCTCCCGCCCCGGCCGGGGACGTGGAACATGAGCCCGAGGCGATGGACGCCCTCACCGCCGCCGATTTCGAGGCGATGATGAACGACGGGCCCGAGGACTACGTGAGCGTGCTCAAACGCACGCAGGCCCGGCTCAAGGAAGCCATGTTCAGCGCCGGCACCCCGCCGGGCAGCCTGACCGGCATCAGCAAGCAGCTGCTCGCCCTGACCCGCGAAATCGAACGGCTCGAAGGCAACCCCGTACAAGGCATGACGACGCAAGAAGATCCGGAGGACGACGACGATGACGGAGAATTCCGACCCGAAGCTATCTGAGGTCGCACGCCACATCGTCATGCCCTCCGGCATCGTCACCAGCATGTTCCCCAAGGTCAACAAGCGCGCCAAAGCATGCGGCATCCGCTACGACCGCTGGCAGCAGGGACTGCTGACGCTCATCCTCGGCCGAAGGGCCGACGGCACGTTCGCCGCGTCCGTCGGCGGCGTGGTGTTGAGCATCTGCCGCCAGACCGGCAAGACCTTCACCGTCTCCAGCCTCGTGGTCATCCTGTGCACGCTCATCCCCGACCTGACCGTCATCTGGACCGCGCACCACAACCGCACCAACAGCAACACGTTCGACCACGTGCGCACTCTGGTACGCAACCCCGCGCTCATCGGATACCTCGACCACTCCGGCCGCACCGACGGCGTGCGCGGCGGCAACGGCATGCAGGAAATCACCTTCGCCAACGGCAGCAAGATATTGTTCGGCGCACGAGCCCAGGGCTTCGCCCGAGGCAACGACGCCGTAGACATCATCGTGTTCGATGAAGCGCAGATCCTGACCGAACAGGCCATCAGCGACATGGTGCCCGCCACCAACACCAGCCCCAACGCGCTCGTCCTCTACATCGGCACCCCACCGCGCCCCGCCGACCCCGGAGAAGCGTTCACGGAACGCCGCCGCCAGGCGCTCGCCGGCGAGGACGACATGCTCTACGTGGAATTCTCCGCCGACCGCGACGCCGACAGCGACGACCGCGCCCAATGGAGGAAAGCCAACCCGAGCTTCCCGCGCCGCACCAGCGAAACCAGCATGCTGCGCATGCAACGCCAGCTCGGCAAGGACAGCTTCCGCCGCGAGGCACTGGGCATCTGGGACGAGACCACCACCAGCCAGGCCATCAACCCCGAACAATGGGCCAAAGCCGCCACCGGCACACCCAACATCAAAGGACTGATCGGCTACGCGCTCGACATGAAACCCGACCGCAGGTCGCTGGCCATCGGCGGCGCCGTCAACCACAGGGACGGCACCGCGCACATCGAACTGCGCCGCTTCGAGGCCACCCAATCCAAAGGCACCCAATGGGCGGTCGACTACATCGCCGACCACTGGCCGCGCACCGCGAGCGTGGCCATCGACTCGCAATCACCCGCCATGAGCCTGCTGGCCGACCTCAAAGCCCGGCACGTGAAAGTCATCGTCACCAACTACAGCGACATGGGCCGCGCCTGCGGCAAATTCCTCGACATGCTCAGAGACGGCAAACTCACCCACCTGCCGGACGACAAAGCACCGGCGCTCGCCACGGCCGTGGCCAACGCCACCACACGCAGCATCGGCAAATCCGGCGCCGTCGGATGGAACCCGATGGGCAGCGACATCGACATAAGCCCGCTCGTGGCATGCACGCTCGCCCTCTACGGCACGACCATAACCAAACGAGACCCGGACCGAGTACAGGAGGTCATGATCGGATGAGCGAACAATCCATCAGCTTCGGCAACCCCTACCTGTCCACCGGCTCCTCGTCCGTGACGCACATCGCCAACGTGCCCGACGACGACATGGCCGACATCACCCGCCTACTGGAACTCTGGCGCAACAAATACCCCCGCAACCTGCTGCGCTCCGCGTTCTACGACGCCAAACAACGGTTCAACAACCTGGGCATCAGCATCCCGAACATCGTCGCCCAGAAAGCCGGCGTCGTGGTCGGCTGGCCACAGAAAAGCGTGCGCGCGCTCGCCGACAAGAGCGTGTTCGAGGGATTCGAGACCGCCGCCGGGGCCGACAACCACGGCATCGACGAGATCATGCGCATGAACGAGCTCGAAACCGACATGAGCGAGGCCGTCATCAGCTGCTACAAGCACTCCTGCAGCTTCCTGACCATCGACTACGACCCGGACGACAACGAGCGCATCCTCATCACCCCGCGCTCGGCCGACTGGTCCGCCGCACTATGGGACAACGAACGCCGCCGCATCAAAGCCGCGCTGACCATCACCGACAGCGACAAATGGGGCAACATCACCGCATTCAACGCATGGCTGCCCGGCCGCAACTACGCCTGCATGAAAACCGGATACGGGTGGGAAGCGGAACCCCAATACAACCGGCTCGACCGCGTCGCCGTGGTGCCCATCGTCTACGACAAGCAGATGGACCGCCCCTTCGGCCGCTCCCGCATCAACCGCGCCCTCATGAACCTGACCGACATGGCCATGCGCACCATGGTCCGCATGGAAGCATCCGCCGAATTCTACTCGGTCCCCAAAATATGGTTCCTCGGCCTGAGCCGCGAATCCTTCCAACAGGACACGTGGAACGCGCTCGTCAGCAGCATCAACGCGGTCAGCCGCGACATCAACGGCGACATCCCCGAACTCAAGCAGGTCTCCCAGGCATCGATGCAACCCCACGGCGACATGCTCGAAACCATCGCCATGCTCGCCTCGGCCGAAACCGACATCCCACCCGAACAACTCGGCATACGACTGGCCAACCCCACCAGCGCCGAAGCGCTCGCCGCCGCCGAGAACCAGCTGACGCGCACCGCGAACCGGCAGAACCGCATGTTCTCCCGCCAGCTCCTCAACGCCATGGGCATGGCCGTGCAACTGCGCGACAACAGCCCGCAGCCGCCAGACCTGACCGGTATCCGCCCCCTGTGGGCGCCGACCCGCGAGGTGAGCGACGCGGCAAGAGCCGACTACTACACCAAGGTCGCCGGCGTGAACGGCGACTGGGCGGATTCCGACGTGGGACTGGCCAAGCTCGGACTCACGGCCGGCGAGCTCCAATCGTTCCGCGCCTACCAGCAGCGGATGAAGGCCCAACGGAACATCGACCAGCTCAAACAGCAGCGGATGAACCCGCAGGACACGGAGGCGGCTGATGGCAGCGAATCCGAAAGCCCCGTCGGAACTGCAGCCGCTGCTGGACAAGGCATACAGGGACTACCAGACCGACCTTGACAACCTCAGGGAGAGCGCGGCCGACGTCATCGAGAACATGGTCGAACGCGACCCCCTGAACGTCAAGGACGCGATCCGCGACTTCTCCCGAGACGCCTCCCAGCTGGCGAACGAATACTACGACACCGTGCGCGGCCTGTGGAGCGAATACGCGGGCGTCCGGCTCGACGACTTCGACCACACGCGGCTCATCGACCCCGACCGCGCCCTCTGGCAGGTGCAGGGCGGCTTCAACAACACCGACTACGCCGGCCTGACCTACACGCAGGTCAAGAACGGGCAGTCGCGCGCGGGAGCCACGATCGACGACCTGTGGCCCGATCTGGGCAACCCGGATGACGCGATGCAGTTCGTCGCCGACATGGTCAACGCCGCCGCACGCCTGACCACCCAACGCAACATGCGCATCGACCCGTCGAAACCACGATGGGCAAGAGTGCCGCGCGGAGCAAGGACATGCGCGTTCTGCACCATGCTCGCATCACGGGGCTTCACCTACCTGAGCGAGGACTCGGCAGGTCTGGAGATGCAATACCACCGGGACTGCGACTGCCAGATCGTCCCCAGCTGGGGCCGCCAGACACTCGCCGGATACAACCCCGAACGGCTCACCGCCATGTGGCAGGAAGCCAGCAAGGAAGGCGGCGACTACCGGGAGAAGCTCCAGCGCATGCGCCGGGACAATCCCATGGCGTTCACGGACGGCGTCTACCCGACGCCGACCATGCCGTGGGAGCAGTCCGTCAGACTCCTGTCAATGAAGGGAGAGCCAAAAGGCACGGCGGAATCCTGGTACCGGCGCCAGCTCGCCGTCGGCGTCGACCCGAGCAGGGAAATCCTCGAACGGCACGAGATCGTGTTCCTTGAGAAGTTCAGGCGCTTGGGAGAGGAATACGAGTGGATACCGAAAAGCCATGACGGCAAGCCCAGCAACGACTTCCACTGGCTGAGCCACGAATGCGACGCCGAACTGAAATCACCAGCAAGCCTGAAATACAGGAACGTGGCCCAACGCATCAACGACGCCGTCGTCGGCGGCGTCGAACAGGGCGTTGTCAAGGACGTGTTCGTACTGGACTTCGGAAGCACGAAACTGCCCGACAAGTTCGTCAACCAACTGTCGCTGTACAACGCCCGTCATGAATCCCACATCAAAGAGCTGTGGGTGTTCGACTCGGAAGGATTCCACCAAATCGTATTGAAATAGAAGAACGGGGATAACCCCCCGGATTATGTGCCGGTCTCAAGAGCCGGTTACGTGGGATCCCCGTTACCTCGATTCTACCATACGGCGGGTTGCCGGAGAGGCCGATCGGGGCCGACTGTAAATCGGCTGCATCACGCCACGCAGGTTCGAATCCTGCACCCGCCACTCCACACCACCCGCACGGGTGGTTTTTACGCCCGGAACGGGCCCCATCAACCACAAAGGAGAACCATCATGCACGACATGCCGCACTGGCGCCGATTCCGCAACAACCTTCGTCTCATCGATTCCGGCGCAGGCGAAGGCGGCTCCGGCGACCCCGCAACGGGAGACCCGGCCGACCCCGGCGAGGACATCGACTGGAAGGCGAAGTTCGAGGAGCAGCGCGCCCACTCGCGCAAATGGGAGCAGCGCGCCAAGGACAACAGCAAGGCCGCCGAGGAACTGCAACAGTTCAAGGACTCGCAGCTGTCCGAAGCCGAGAAGACCGCCAAACGCATCAAGGAGCTCGAAGCGCAGAACGCCGCCTACGCGGCGGAACGACAGCAGAACGAGTGGAGGGCGCAGGTCTCCAAGGAGACCGGCGTGCCCGCCTCGCTGCTGCACGGCGACACGCTCGAGGCCATGACCGCGAACGCGAAGGCCATCGACCAGTACGCACACCCCAAGCCCAAGGGCATGCCCAACCAGGGCAAGACCCCCGACGGCAAGGCCGCCGGCGCCGACGAACGCGCATGGGCCAACGACCTGTTCTCCAACCTCTAAACGCAATCATCCCCCAGAAAGGAACAACATCATGGCAATGGACACCAGTAAACTCCACCTGCCCAAGACCGTCGCCACGGCCGTCGTCAACAAGGTCAAGGAGACATCGACCATCGCGGCCCTGTCCCCGAGCAGCCCGCAGATCTTCACCGACAAGGAGTACATGATCTTCAACGGCGCCGCCGAGGCCGACGTGACCGCCGAAGGCCAGACCAAGAGCTCCTACGAACAGGACCTGAACTACGTGAGCGGCAAGACGTTCAAGGTGCAGACCACAACCCGAGTCACCAGCGAACTCAAATGGGCCGACGAGGACAACCGCTTCCAGATCATCCAGTCCATCCAGGCCGACCAGGCCGAGGCCATCGGACGCGCCCTCGACTACGTCGTCTACCACGCCGTCAACCCCAAGACCGGCGGGCCGCTCACCGGATTCGACGCGCTCACGGCCCGCGCCATGCAGGTCACCGCCGGAGACGACGACATCACCAACGTCGACAACCTGGCCGACCAGCTCAACGAGACCTACGACATCAACGGCATCGCCATCAGCCGCACGTGGGCCTCCCGTCTGCGCAAGATCCGCGTACCCGCCACCGGCATGCGCTACTACCCGGAGATCCCGCTCAACCTGCAGGTCGGCACCCTCGACGGCATCAAGGCCGCCACCAGCGCCACCGTCAACGGGGCCAAGGCCAAGATACCCACCAACGTGCTCGCCATCATGGGCGATTTCAGCCTCATCAAATGGGGCATGGTGCGAGACATCACGTCCGAGATCATCCCCTACGGCGACCCCGACCAGACCGGCGTCGACCTCAAGGCCCACAACCAGATCGCCTACCGCACCGAGGCCATGTTCTCCTACGCGGTCGTCGATTCCAAGGCGTTCGCCGTGCTCAAGACCTCCACGGAAGAAGGTGCCTGATGGGCGCGTTCACCCAGGACTTCATCGTCCAGAAGACGAACAGGAAGAAGCACAAGCCGGCCGCCATGGACGTGCCCGCACGCCTGTGGAACCCGGATGGCACCCCGTTCGCTGGCGGCTCATCAACGCCTGCGGACGGCAGTGTGACGAACGCGATGCTGGCGGGAGGCATCACCGCGGACAAACTCGCCGCGGGCGTGATCCCGACCGTCCCGAAGGCCGCGTATGTGGCCGACCCGGCCGGCGATACGCCGACGAAGGCCGAATACGTGGCCTTGCGCGACGCTCTCGTCACGGCGGGTCTCATGCGCCCAAAAGCGTGACCACCGTCGACGGGGACATCACGCCCGTGCTCACCAGAATCGGATAAAGGAGGACCATATGGACCCGTCCGTTTCGTTCGCCACGCATTCCAACCTGGAAGACCGGTGGCACAAGCTGCTTCCGGAAGAGCGGGCGCAGGCGGACATCCTGCTCGCGGACGCGAGCGAGATCATCCGCAACCGCGTCCGCCCCTACCCCGAGACACATGACCCGGCGTGGTGGCTCGCGCATGAGCGCGGGCTCGAGCTCGTGTGCTGCCAGATGGTGCGCACGGCCATGGAGGCGCAGGTGTCCGGTGGACAGACCGGCGTCACCCAATCCACGGAGACGACCGGCCCGTTCTCCAGCACCTACTCGTGGCTGAGCCCCGACGGGTATCTGCGGTTCACGGACGACATGCTGCGCAACCTCGGATTGTCCGGCCAACGCATGTGGTCGATAGACATGGCGGAAGGATCGCATCATGGAGCGTGTTGACGTGTACCGGGGCGCGGCCGAGGTGGATGCCGACGGGAACCCGGTGCAGGGTGAGATGCGGCATGTGGACACGCTCATGGGTTTCGTTGCCCCGGTGGAGGCCTCGCAGTCTCCTGGCGCGGATTCGCAGGGCGTGGCCCGTCGTTTCACCCTGTATTTCCGCGGGGAGCCCACGGGCATCCTTGATACGGATTGCCTCGTGGTGCGCGGCAAGCCGTTGATGGTGGACGGTCCGCCGCTCGAATGGTGGAGGCACGGGCGTCATATCGGCGACGTGGTCAACGCGTTCGTCAGGGAAGGATGAATCATGGCCAAGAAAGTCAGGGTCGTATTGAACCGGAAGGCTTTCGGCACGGAGGTGCTGCACAAGGCCGTCAAGCCGGTCATGGACGACGTGCAGGAGCAGGTGGAGGGCATGGCGGCGGTGGATCCGGCGATCAAGGTGTACCGCAACGAGGACACTGACCGCACCAACGTGGTCGCCACCGCTCCGGCCGCGTTCGAACAGGCCCACGGAGTGCTGAGCCAGATGCTGGGCATGGTGGTCGTATGAGCGTCATCCGGCCACCCGTCCGTCCCCGGCGCGTGGAACCCGTGCTGCTCGAACGTCTGCGCGACCGGTTCCATGACGTTGAGTTCGGCACCGTCCGCAACCGGGGCAATCCGTCCAGGGAATGCGTGCTGGTCGCCGTGCCGGGCCAGAAGGCCACCCCCGTCAGCCAGCAGGCGCGTTTGCGCATCTCCGTGTGGGTGCGCCGCGACGACGGGACCGGCGACATCGACGCCGCGCAGAACCTCGCCGCCGACATCGAACTGTACCTGACCGGCCTGTATCCGCCAAGGCCGGTCGTCACCATCGACCACGAGTCGGGGCCGATCCGCATGAGCGACGAGAACGGCTGCCTCATGGCGTACCTCACGCTCCTGCTCACCGTCGAAACCAACCAAGCATAATCATCGAAAGGCGTATGGCAAATGGCCACAGACACTTCGTACATCACCAGCGGCAACCGCGCCGACCTGGTCAAACTCATCAAGGACTACGCGCTCTTCCTGTGGAAGCTCGACGATCCAAACATCCCCGAGATGCCGGACTCCGAGAAATGGACGCCGCCGGAGGGCAAGAAGCCTGTCGGCTACAACAGCGAGGACGGCGCGGTACTGCACCCCGAGCCGGGCGACGAGACCGAGATCAAGGGCCACAACGGCGACATCGTGGTCTCCGAACAGGAGCCCGGCTACTGGACCCTGCAGATACCCGGCATCGAATGCCGTCAGGACATCGCCGAAGCCTACTTCGGCGTCAAGGCCGACACCGACGGCAACTTCCATGTCAGGGACGCGGCCACGAACATCGAATACATGGCCGTGCTCGCATGCCTCGACCAGTACGGCAACCCCATCGTGCTGCCCATCGGCAAATGCAAGGTCTCCGACCGCGACGACATGACCCTCGTATCCACGGAGGTCGTGACCTTCAACGTCACGTTCAAGATGTTCAAGGCCTCGGACGGCTACATGTTCCACGTCTATGGTCTGCTCGCGGCCGAGAAGGCCGGACTGGCCACCAAGGTCGACTCGCTGGCCGCCACCCCGAACAAGCTGACCGTCGCCGCCGGCCGCACCGCGACGTTCAACGTGACCGTCTCCCCGGCGAACGCCAAGGGCTGGACCATCACCGCCACAAGCGGCGACACCGCGAAGGCCACCGCCACCGTCAACGGCAACACCGTCACCGTGACCGGCAAGGCCGCCACCGCAACCGGCAAACCCGTCACCGTCACCGCCACCGCCGGCGGCAAGAACGTGACCGTGCCCGTCACCGTCACCGCCTGACCCTGACATTCTTCCCCGCCCGCACCGATGGCGGTCCCTGCGGACGGGGAACCCCACCCACCAGACCGCCGCACACACTTCTTCAGGAGACCGCCATGAGCGCAGAAAACAAGACCATCGAAATCGAACCCGACATCAACACCGACGCCGAACAGCAGCCCGACGTATGCCTCAGCCTCAAGGGACTCGACACCGAAGTCACACTCCCCAACCTCAACTCCGCCGACCTGCCCATCGAACTGGTCAACGTCGTGCTCATCGTCAAAAGCAAGGTCGTCCTCTCCGAGGAGGAGACGTTCCACGCCACCGCCGTGTTCCTCGCCTACCTGCAGGAAATGCAGCCGACCCTGTGGAACAAGCTGCGGAAGGCCGGCAACCCGCTCGGCTGGATCAGCGCCATCGTCAAAGGCTGGGCCGAAGGCTCGGGCCTCGACCCAAAATCGTTTACCTCCTCATCCTCCATCAACAGCATCACTCGGCGCTGACCGCCGACTGGCTGACCCGCTACCGGCGCGTCTGGAAGCCATGCCACCTCAACGCATGGCTCGACGCGCCAGCCGGCCGCAAACCATCCGGCAACCTCGACTATGAGAGCGCATGGGCGCTCACCCGCGAAATCCTGCGCGACCACACCTCCAACAGCTTCGCCGCACTCGCCGGATGGTCATACACGCCCACCGGAGCGGAAATCGCGCTCTGGGACCAGATGGAACTCGAAGGCCGACTCAAACGCAAAGGCTACCGGCCATGGGCCGACCGGAGAACCGACCCGTTCCGCCGACCGGCCACGGAAACCCACGCCGATTATGAGGCGCGCATGGCCCGCCGCAAACGCCTCAACGACCACTACCACATCGAATGACCCCGACCGCCATCGGGGCCTCCCAACCACACAGGAGAAGCCCCGATGGCAGAAAGCAGCATCGGCGTCGTCTACATCGAAGTCGCCCCCAGCGGCAAGGACTTCGGCAAGAAACTCGAAGGCGACATCATCCAAGCCGTCGACAACGCCGCCAAGGCCGGCGGCACCAGCATCCTCGGCAAATTCGGCGGCGCATTCGGCAAAATCGGCAAAATCGGACTCGGAGCCATCGGCACCATCGCCGGAGGCATCACCGCACTCGCCGCCAAAGGCGGCTTCCAACGCGCCCTCGCCATCGAAAACGCGCAGGCCAAACTCAAGGGCCTCGGCCACGACGCCAAAAGCATCGCCGAGATCATGAACAACGCGCTCGCCAGCGTCAAAGGCACCGCGTTCGGCCTGGGCGACGCGGCCACCGTGGCCGCGACCCTGAGCGCCGCCGGCATCAAATCCGGCGACCAGATGACCAACGTCCTCAAAACCGTCGCCGACACCGCACAGATATCAGGCCGCAGCCTCACCGACATCGGCACCATCTTCAGCAGCGTCGCCGCCCGAGGCAAACTGCAGGGCGACGACATGCTCCAACTCATGAGCTCCGGCGTACCCGTCCTCCAACTGCTCGCCAAACACCTCGGCAAAACCTCGGAAGAGGTCTCCGACATGGTATCCAAAGGCCAGATCGACTTCCAAACATTCGCCGACTCCATGCAGGAAGGCCTCGGCGGAGCCGCATTGGCCGCCGGCGACACCTTCCAAGGCGCGCTCGCCAACGTGAAGGCCGCGCTCGGCCGACTGGGCGAAGGCCCCGGCAAGCTCGCGCTCGAATCGTTGCGCAAGGCGTTCAACGCCGCCATCCCCGCCATCGACGCGTTGAGCGGCCAGCTCACCCCGTTCCTCGACAAGCTCAACGGCCAGCTCGACCCCTACATCGACAAAGCGATAGGCCTGATCGAACGGTTCTCAAACGGACTGCAGGACGGCAGCATCACCATCCAGGACATCGTCGGACAGGTCGGCCAACTCGCCGGCGCGTTCGCCCTGTTCGCCGGCGTCGGCGGCAACGTGGACAAGATCACCAACGTGTTCGACACGCTCGGCAAAATCGGTGACGGCGGGTTCGGCCAGCTCACCGGGAAACTCAAGCAGATGCCCGGCCAGCTCCAGTCGAGCCTGACGGGCCTGCACCAGTTCAAATCGTATTTCAACAAGGACCTGCGCGACGCCCTCGCCGTCGACGGCGACCCGTTCGCCAACGCCCTCAACCGCATCACCCAAGGCACTGACAGGCTCACAGGCCCGTTCAAATCGTTCGGCTCGAAAATCGCCGGCACCGACATCGGCCAATCCGTCACCGCATGGGGGTCAAAACTCACCAGCGGATTCGGCAAACTCACCAGCGCGGCCGACAGCAACCTGCTCGCGTTCGGCACGAAACTCTCCAACGGATTCGGCGGAGTGATCTCCAAAATCGGCGACTCGAAACTCGCCACCGGATTCACGGCGCTCGCCGGCAAAGTCAAGACGGCGGCCACGCCAGCCCTATCCGGTCTGGGCGACATATTCGGCGGTCTGGGCGACATCGTGGGACCGAAGGTGCAGGCAGGCCTCGGCAAGATCGGCGGCATGTTCGGCAGCTTCTTCAGCCCGGGCAACTTCCTGAAGTTCCTCGGCATCGGCGCCATCATCGCCGCCCTGGTCGCGGGACTGGGCATGCTCGACCAGAGCATGGGCGGGCAATTGTTCGTGCAGATCAGCAACCTGTTCGCGGAACTGCCCACCATGATCACGGACGGCATGGCGAAGATTTCCGCCGTGCTGCCGGGCATGATCCAGACTGGGTCGAACATCCTGCTTGCCCTGATCAACGGCGTGACCGGGAGCCTGCCGCAGCTCGTCTCGGCCGCCGCGCAGATCGTGAGCATGCTCGTACAGGGGCTCGCCCAGGCGTTGCCGACCCTCCTGCCGGCAGCGGTGCAGATGATTACCACGCTGATCACGGCGCTCATCGAACAGGCCCCCATGCTCATACAGTCCGGCATGCAGCTCCTGCAGGGGCTCGTGCAGGGCATCATGAACTCGCTGCCCACGCTCATCGCCGCGATACCGCAGATTCTGCAGGCGCTGCTGGATGCGTTCACGACCGCTCTGCCCACGGTCCTCAACATCGGCGTGGACATCATCCTCAACATCGTCAACGGCCTGGTCTCAGCCATGCCGCAGCTCGCCGCGATGCTCCCCACCGTCATCCAGACGCTGATATCCACGCTCACCAGCAACCTGCCGGGCATCGTCCAGGTCGGCGTCAACGCGCTGGTCAAGCTCATCGACGGCCTGTCTCAGGCCATCCCGCAGCTCGTGGGCTACATCCCGCAGATCATCGCGTCAATCGTCAACACGCTCGCCTCGAACCTTCCACAGATTCTGCAGGCCGGCGCGCAGATCATCATCACCCTCGCCGGGGGCCTTGCCAAGGCCATCCCGCAGCTCATCAGCCAGATCCCCGCCATCGTGCGCTCCATCTGGAACGGGTTCACAAGCGTGAACTGGGGCGAGGTCGGCCTGAACATCATCACCGGCATCGCCTCCGGCATCGCCGGGGCCACCGGCAAGCTCGTCGACGCGGCGGTCAACGCCGCCAAGGACGCTCTGAACTGGGTCAAGGACAAGCTCGGCATCCACTCGCCGAGCCGCGTGTTCCGCGACCAGGTCGGCGTGATGATCGGCCGCGGCATGGCCGTGGGCATCGACCGCAGCCAGGACGTCGTCAACCGGAGCCTCGGACAGCTCGCCGATGGGCTCACGTTGGACGGCTACACGTTCGGCATGCCCACCCCCGTGATGAGCCTGCCGGCCAACGCCTGCCAGATGGTCAACGGCATGCAGTCGAACCAGCAGGGCATGCAATCCCAGTTGGACGAGCTGCTGGCCGAGGTGCAGGCGTTCCACGAGGATATGCCGTTCATTCTGCAACAGTTGGGCATCAACATCGACGGGCGGGAATTCGGAAGGGCGGTGCGACGCTATGCAACGGCTTGAGTACGTGTGTTCCACCGGCGGCTCGATCTCGTTCGAAGGCCCTATCTACGGGGAGACGATGCCATCGTTGAGAGGACGCGCGTGGACGTACACGCTCGGCGCGCGCACCCTTACCGGGGTGGCATGGCAGGCCCGTGAACTCACGCTCACCATCAAGGCCGTGGCCGGCGAAACCCAATTGGACCGGCTGCGCATGCTCACCGACCATGACGTGCTCGCGCACTCCAGGGACTCCACGATATCGGGCCTGCTGCGCGTGGACGACGTGTGGGAGTGCAGGGCGCTCATCACCAAAAGCGAACCGCAATCCATCACGCCACGCATCATCGAAACCCAATTGACCGTGACCCAATTGGGCATGTGGCGACGCAGCCTGCCGACCGTCACCTATGCGCCCAGCGACCCCGACGCCTACCAGTATCTCGATCACCCGTATGACATGGACTACGATTACGGGCCGCCATCCGCCCCACCGGTGATAGCCGTGGACGGGTTGGACCCGATGCCGTTCCGCATGACCATATACGGGCCCTGCTCGAATCCGACCGTCACGATCGGCGGCAACCAGTACCGGATCACCGGTGACATCCCCGGCGGCGCTCGCGTCGAGGTGGATGCGGTTGAAGGCGAGCGTTCGGTGGCGTTCGTCAACGCGGCCGGCGACCGGGTCAACTGGTTCGCGAACGCGGAACGCGGTGCCGGCCTTGATTCCGGCAGCTACATCTTCCAGCCGTTGCCGGCGGGCCGCGCCGAAGTGAGCTGGCCGGGAGGCTACACGTTCGAACTCACGCCCGTCGAGGAGAGGAGCGAACCACCGTGGTCAGCCTCATAGTCACCGACGCGAAGCACAAGCCGTTGCGCGCGGTGGACGACTACACGCTCGATCTCGCCTACGGCAGCGATGAGAATTCGTTCAAACTCACCTGCCTGCCGCAGCCGGAGTCCAGCGCGCTGATCATGATCGACGGCACCGAATACGGCGGGTTGGTGACCGTGCGCAACACGGACGGCAGCGTGGAGGGCCCCACCTGGCATGGCCTGCTCTCACGCCGCATCCTCCAACCCGATACGGGTCGGGATTACCTCACCGTATCCGGCGCTGCCGGCGATGTGCTCAATATGTTGTTCAAACGCATCGGATTGGATGCGCTGTTCACCGCGTCCGCACGGCACGCGGTCACCATCGGCTCCTATTCGTTCGACCGGTATACGGACGCGTACACGGGCATCCGGAAGATGCTCGCCGCCAACAATGCGAAACTCCGTCTTATCTGGGCGGATGGGCGTGTGAACGCGTATGCGCTGCCCGTCGAACACTACGGCGACAGCATCGACAGTGATCTGCTCGAATTCAAGGCCTCGCTCGATAGCCAGCCGGTGAACCATCTCATCGGATTGGGCACCGGGGAACTCAAAGACCGTGCGGTCGTCCACTGGTACGCGGATGTCAACGGCAACGTGAGCCAAACCCAATCATTGACCGGATTGGCGGAACGTCAGGCCGTCTACGACTATTCCAACGCGAAACCCGACGAGCTGAACACCGAGACCAGGAAGAAGCTCATCGAACTGCAATCACAGGGCGGCGTCGAGGTCACCATAACGGACAACACGTTGAGCATGGACGTTGGCGACACGGTCACCGGCCGTGACAACCGGCTCGGCATCACGCTCACCGTGCCCGTGGCCAAGAAGATCGTGAAATCATCCGGCGGCATCCTGTCCGTGGACTACGAGTGCGGCACCGCGTCAGGCGATACGACGAGCCTCAGCGGCTCCGCGGAATCCAACGGCTCCACCGGTTCGGGCGGCTCCGGCACGTACTATGCGGACGGGGTCACCATCACCATGCGCAACAACACGTTCAGCGCGGTCGTCACCCCTTCGCGCGTGGACGACGTGGAGAAAACAGCCAAGGACGCCTACACGCTCGCCTCGAACTATTCGGCCGAAATCGGCAAGGCACAGCAGGATTCCGTCGCCGCCATCGCCGCGGCAGCCATGAACGTGGCTTCGATAACCACGGCCATGCCATTGTCCGCGAGCAGGAACGGCCAGGCCGTGCACATCACGGCAACGGAGGCCACGGCCGAAGGATCCGGGCTCATGAGCGCCGCGGACAAGCGGAAACTCGACAGATTGGAGAACTACGCGCTTCCGGCCGCCACCATTGCCACGTTGGGTGGAGTCAGACCTGACGGCAGCACCATCACCGTCAATGAGGATGGCGTCATCACCGCGCACGCCACATCGACCGGCAACGGAATCCTGTTCCCGGTCGGCTACGTGGTCATGAACACCACCGGCTCGGATCCGGCGAATGATTTCGGCGGCGTCTGGGAGGAACGGCCCTCCCTGGGCGCGCACATGTGGGAAAGGACGGGATGACACATGAAGACACTGGGCCGTACATGCCTGCTCGAGGCGAACCTCATCCTCGTGGCCGGCGTCACCAACACCTATCGCCTCAGATGGCTGCGCAGGGTCACCGACAAAAACGGGGTCACGGTCGTCAGACCCATGGACCTGACCGGGTGGACGCCCCACATGCAGGTCCGCCGCGACGGGCTCACCGTCATCGACCTCGCCCCCTACACGCTCCTGGACACGGACGGGACCATCACCATCCGCGTCCCGGACGAGGCCACGCAAGGCCTGCCCGCGGGCGCGGGCGCGTGGGACCTGCTCCTCGAAGACCCCTCGGGCGACGTGACCCGCCTGGCCGCCGGGCCCGCGCTTGTCGAAACCACCGTGAGCGACACCGAAAGGAGTCCGCATTGATCCGCGCATTGGACGGCTGCTCGTGCGACGAGGGGCCGGTAATCATCCTCGAGGACGCGATCATCGGCGACGTGAGCATCGTCTACGCCACCGACGCGGACATCGACAACCTGTTCCCAACACCAACCACAGATAAGGAGGAACACGATGGCTAACACCAGCAAGGTCATCGACCTGGACCGGCTCGCCCGGTTCAAAGCAAAGCAGGACGCGGCCAACGACGCCAAGTTCGCACTCAAGGGCGAAGGCGGCTCGATCGCCACGGCCGACAAGGCGGGCATCGTCAAGCCCGGCGGTGATTTCGACATCACCGAGGACGGCACCATCAGCCTGTACAAGGCGATGGGCATTAACTCGTTCACCGTTTCCCCATCGCAGGCGGAACGCGGTTCGACGGTCGCGGACGTGACCGTCGCATGGAGCCTGTCCAAGACGCCGAAATCGCTCACCCTGGACGACAAGGCGCAGGACACGGCATCCAAGGGCACGACACTCTCCGGCGTGAACCTCAAAGCGAGCAAGACGTACACGCTCAAGGCCACCGACGCGCGAAACGCCGTCGCCACCCGCACCGCCGACGTCGCTTTCCGCGACAAGCGCCACTGGTGGGTCGCCGCCAGCCTCGACGCGGCGGGAGTGACCGACCAGATCATCAACCAGGCGACCGGCGAACTCGCCACATGGTACAACAAAACGTTCACCCTGAACGCGGCGGCCGGGCAGCACATCTACTACGCGTTCCCCGCGTCGTGGGGCACGCCCCGATTCTTCGTCGGCGGCTTCGAAGGCGGCTTCGCGTTGTTGAAGACGTTCGACCACAAGAACGCGAGCGGCGCGACCATCAGCTACGCGGTCTGGAAATCCACGAACGCGGGTCTCGGCAACACCACCGTCGAAGTGAAGTAAAGGAGAACCCTGATGGCAATCGAACTGATCGACACGCTCGCGCCGAAGAACAACGGCACGTTCCCCATGGTCAAAGCCAAAGATGTGGACGTCGACGGCAAACGACTCCCCGAGAAACTCAAGGAGCTCGAAACGGCTGCCGGAAACATCGAGACCGCCACCGACGACGACATCAACAACCTGTTCAACCCCAGCAGCAAGTAACGAAAGGAAACCATCATGGCCACGAAATTCATCAACCTGAACAACCTCGCCACATTCCTCGCCAAACTCAAGACCCTGTTCGTCGCCAAGGAACTCAAGACCGGCAGCCCCAACACCTACAAGGTGCTCTCCGACAACAACCTCACCGACGAACTCGTCACCAAGATCAAGAACGCCGGCGACTCCACGTTCTCCGGCGCGTACACGGACCTGACCGGCAAGCCTTCCATCGGCGGCAAGGAGATCGCCAGCGGTAACCAGACCGCGGCCAGCCTCGGCCTCGCCACCCCCGCGGACGTGACCACCGCCGCCAACAACGCGCGCGCCGGCGCCGTCAACGACATCAAGAATCTCGGCTATCAGACCGCAGCCAACGTCGAGACCGCCATCAGCGCGAAAGGCTACCAGAACGCCGCCCAGGTCAACACCATCGTCACCGGCAAGGGCTACCAGACCGCCGCGAACGTGGACGCCAAGGTCAACGCCGCGAAGACCGAACTGCAGAACTCGCTCGGCTCCGCATTCCGCGCCAAGGGATCCACGATGTTCGCCAGCCTGCCCGCCCCCGCATCCGCCGCCAAGGGCGATGTGTGGAACATCACAGACCAGTTCACCACCACCGACCGGTTCGTCGACGGTTCAGGCAAGACCCTGCCCGCCGGCACCAACGTCGTCGCCGTGGCCGTCACCACCGGCGACACCACCGTCATGAAATGGGACGCGCTCACAGGCATGATCGATTTGAGCGGCTACATGCGCAAAACCGACCTCACCCCGGCCAGCGACGCCGAAATCGACGCCCTGTTCGCCTAAGGGACCCCGGCCATGGCGGAAACATACGTCACCCTCCACGGCCTCGCACGGGCGGTCACGAACCTGCTGCAACGCACCAACACACGCACTATGTTCACGGCCGCCCACCCCATCGGCGAGATCATCGAAACCACCCCCAACCTCGACCCCAACACAATCGGCGGCACATGGACACGCCTCCCCGACACCATCGGACGAGGCCGCCTCTGGAAACGCACCGCATAAACGTCAGGAGAACACATGACAGTCGAACTCATCACCGGCTTCGCCGGAACCCCACACATCGGCAGCGACGACATCGGCGCATTCCAGGCCGGCATCGTAGGCTCCGGCGACTACGCGCTCACGACCGGTAATCAGCTCAAGGCCACCATGAGCAACGCGAACACCATCGCCGTCCAATCAGGCGACGCCGTATTGAACGGCCGCCATGTGCACCTGACCGGCACCACCACCGCCACCGTGCAATCCGGCACCCAAGGCCAGAAACGCAACGACAAAGTGGTGCTCCGATACACGAAGAACACCGCCACCGGCGTGGAGACCTGCTCGCTCGTGGTCCTCAAGGGCAACCCCACCACCGGCGACCCGACGGATCCGACCCACAACACCGGCAGTATCCTCGACCGCGTCGCCACCCACGACATGCCCCTCTACCGCATCCCATTGTACGGCATCACCGTCGGCACCCTCGTCCCGCTCTTCAACGTGCTGAGACCAATGAAGGACGTGTGGGATTCGCTAACCCCCACCGTCCTATGGGAGGGCACCAGCGGCAAAACCGGCACCCTCCCGCTCGCCGAATCGATCACGGATTTCCGCGAGCTGATCATCGAGGGTAATGATGATGACCATTACCCGAGGCTGTTCCACACTGCCGCCGAAGCAGGATCGATCGTCCTCTCATTCGTCGGCATGAATTTCACGAACGGGCTCGCGTCAGGCAAGGCCACTCTCGTCCGGATCTCCGACACGAGCATGCAGATCATCGGACACCGAATCCACGTGATGGAAGGCAACACGTCAGACACGCAGTGCCTGACCATCACGAGGATTCTCGGCGCGCGTTAGACGGGCGGGGATCACCGCAAACCGGACATCCATCGTGATGTTCTGCGGGGTGCCGACCTGGATGGCGCGGACGATCTTATGGGGCACGTCGTAGCATGCGACCAGCGCCGTATTCACTCCGGTGGTGACGGGCGTGAAAACAACCACATCGCAACCAGTGTAGCTCCGGCCGACCAGGGCACGGTATTCCGCATCGGACAGGACGTCAGCGACGCTGCCGGTGAACCTCACGGTTTTTTTGCCGGACCGTATAGGGGTTAGCGAAAGCTAGGCGGTCAGCCAGCTGCCGGTGCAGGTTTGGTAATACCCTTTATCCGCTCTACCTCGAACGGTAATGCGTCCGTCAGAGTCTATGTACCAGCTGCCGACTGCACCGCCATTGTTCGATACAAACAAGATCGCGCCATTAGTCGCAGGCCTGTATCCTTCCGGGATTATCTCTGCAGCTTTCAATTCTCCGGTCACATAACTAGATGACGGCGAAGGTTGACCGACCGCTGTAACGATGCGACCTATGCGCATGAGTCTCACCCTCATTGCGTAGGGGCCAGTAAACAATACAGACGATTGGGTTAGCGAATCCCTATCAGCGTATGAGGGCGTGCTCCCATGTGCGTTGTGCTTCGCGCAGCACCTCGCTGTCCGGCCGCAGGTAGTAGCGGGCGGTGGTAGCGATGCTGGAGTGGCCGAGTGCGCGGCTTACGACTGCCACGTCCACGCCGGCTCCTAACGCGGTGCTGGCCCAACTGTGGCGCAGGTTCCTGCGTGGCACGTAGGGCAGGTTCTGCGACCTGCACCATGCGGCGTAGCGACGAGCGACCTGGCCGGGATTCAACAGGCCGATGAGTCGGCCACTTTCTCGTGGCCTGATCTCACGGAGTCGAAGTACCGCGAATCGCGGCAGCACGACGGTGCGACGGCTCAACTCGGTTTTCGGGTCCACTATCACTTCGTGGCCGTCAACCCATTGCAGGCCTCGCCTGATCCTGACTTTGCCGGTGTTGAGGTTCAGATCCTGCCATTCCAATCCGAGGGCTTCTTCGGTGCGCAATCCGAGACAGATGCTGCAGATCAGCCAAGCCTCCAACTCGTGTCCATGGAAACCTTGCAATAGTTGCCGTATCTGGCGGATATCCAATACTTCCGGCTCATAGCCGGATGGCTTCGGCGGTGTGACCCTCCCGGCCACGTCCACGTCCAATATTCCGAGTCGAACCGCCGAACGCAGTATCTGCCTCAATACGGCCCAGGCTTTACGCGCCGCACCTGGTGATGGTATCGAGTCCAGCCACGACTGGATACGCAGCCCTGTCAGGTCAGCCAGGTCCATGTCGCCCAATTCGGGTCGTATGTGACGTCGCCATGCACTTGCATATCCGACGCGCGTGCATTCGCGCAGTCTGCCGCATGCCGGCCAATACGACTCGTCCCAATACTCATTCAGCAACATTTCATACCTCCAAAACCCATACGCAGCATGGCCGTTCCATGCGGATCTGCGTGTGGGTTTTCCATACCGTAGGAGCCGTGCATGAACCTGCCCGAGGGATTGCCAGCATGGGCGTACATCGTGGTGAGCGCCCTGGTGCTCGCCGCCCAGATCGTCACCGCCATCTGGATCAACCACAGAGGGGACGAAAGGGACCGGGCGACGCGCGGCGAGATAACGAACAACCACGCGCTGCCGTTGCGCGACGACCTCGACGACAAGAACCGGCGCACATTGGACGCCATCGAATCATTGCGCGGCACGGTAGACGGTCTGCGTGACGACATGAACGGCGAGTTCGCGACCGTCAATCGTCGCATCACCACTACCGAGCAGAACCTCATCGAACTGCGCCACGAGGTCAACGACCTCCGGCGCGGAGGAAACAACCACCAATAGAAAGGAACACCAATGGCAAACACCAAAGGCGTGGCCGACCACAAGGCCGCCAACACCACCACGATTCCAGGTCTGACCGTGGAGCGCACGAAATCCATCGTACTGCTGCTCGTCCAGCTGTTCAGCGTCGTCCAGACCGGTCTGTCCATCGCGGGCATCAGCCAGCTTCCGTTCACGTCGGACCAGGTGAGCACGGCGATCACCGGCGTCATCGCCGTCATCGCATCCGTATATGCGTGGTGGCGCAACAACAACTTGACCGTGGCCGCCGTGCAGGGCCAGCAGGTCGTCAATGCCGTCAAGCTTGCCCAGGACACAGGTAACGCCGTGGATACGCCGGGCGAGGTCGTGCCCATGAGCGAGATGATCTCCGATCCGGACGCCAAGACCACCACGGAGTGACTAATAGTGCAGATCAAGGAGGAGATCGTCAACGCAGGGCACGGCTACCTCAATCCGTCCCTGTTCGCCGTCCACAGCACGGCGAATCCCGGTGCCACGGCCCGCAACCACCGGGACCTGTGGTCGCGAGGCTACGACTACGCGGTGCACCTCACGTCCGACTGGACCGAGGCGATTCATTGCGTGCCCTACGACCGGCTGTGCTGGCAGGTCGGCAACGGCAACGGCACGTGCGAGGGCATCGAGATCTGCGAGGCCACCAACGCGTCGGACTTCTGGCGCGGCATCGACATCGCAGCCGACGTGATAGCCCAGCGCCTCCGCACGCACGGGTGGGGCGTCGACCGCATGCACCCACACCAATGGTTCAGCCAGACCTACGGCGGATCCGACCATACGGACCCCATCCCGTACTTCACGCGCTTCGGCTACAACTGGGGCGCCTTCGTCCAACTCGTCCAACAGAAGCTATCCGGCGCCACAGCCGGGCAGGAGGTAGACATCATGGCAGGAATGATGATCCGCAACGACAACACCGGGGTCATCTACTATTGCGAGCCCGGCAAGGGCCGCACCGCTCTCACACACCCCGACCAGGCCAACCTGCTCCAGCAGGCCGGCGTGCCGCTCATCCACGGCAACAACGGCGCCCCATGGTGGGGTCGTTTCGACCAGGTCGACGCGCTCGTGCGCAAGACCATGGAACAGCTCGGCGTATGAACCGCATCCAATGGCTCGTCGAATGCGCGGGCCTGATCGCAGCCGTACTCGCACTCGAACTGTATGCTGCGCTCGCCGACGACCAAGGCATGCCCTGA